GCCATATTATTCTCCTAGTTTGTATTGTTCATCAACCATTCGTTGCCATTTTGCGTCACTACCAAGACCTCTCAATGCACGGCGATTATCAACAACCTCTTGGTTTTTATAAACTTCTTTAGATTCATAAAATTTTGCATCCACCAAAGTAACTTTTGTATAAGCATCATAACCTTTTGGCTGTGTGGCAATACTAGCAATATCAACACCATTAGCAACTTCATTTGGTTGAACATTGCGTTTAATCATGCCGTCTTGTGTTTGTTCTGCACCTTGTAATGCCAAAAACGCTTGAGCATTCATGTAGTCACTTAATACATTTCTAGTACCGACTTTCATAGTTTCAACTTTAGGCACTTCAACTTCTGTTAAAACAACAATGTTGGTTTTCTTCAAACTGTCCAAGTTTGTTTGCACAGTAATAGAGTAATCAACAAAAGAACTTGATTGAGTATTTACTGGTTGTGGTGGTGGAACATATTGTGATACAACAACTTCATTCTGTATGGGTTGATAAGATTGTTGTTGAACAGTATTAACCATGGCAACTTGAGTTTGCTCAAATGTTGTTTGCACTTGTTTAGGTGGTTCTACGGTAGTTGCAACCATAACCTGTTGCACTACAACTGGTGTAAAATCTTGTTGTTTTGGTGCAACTGGTGGCAAACTTGTGGTCTGTAACTGTTGTGTATTCGCTTGCACAAATTCCTGTTGTTTTGGTGCAACTGGAGGCAGACTTGATACTTGCATTTGTTGCATGTTTACTTGCAAAACTTCCTGTTGTTTATTTGGTGTAGGTAAATTCTGTGATTCGTTTTGTTGTGCAAACGTCATGGTTGTTTGTGCACTTGTAGAAGTTGTATTTCTAACTGGTGGTAATGAACTAGCAGTTTGTGTGTTATTGGTTGCGGTAGTTGTTGCAACAGAATTTTCCATTGAACGTTGATTGTTAACAGAAACTACACTGGTTTGAGCATTACCTTGTAGAGTAACCACACTTGTTGTTGATTGACTTGTTGTTGTGGTTTTACTTGAACTGGATGTTGTGGTTGCTGTGGCCATACTTGCAGAAATACTTGTTGCTTGTGCTGAACCAGCAACAGTCAATGCTGTTGTTAATGCTTGTGAAGTTGCACTTGCTGCGGCATCATTTGCTTGTGCAACTACTGCTGCCGTTGTGGCTGCTACTTTGGCCTGTTCTTTTGACACAACACTCATGGCCAATGCTGAAGGTCCACTACTTTTACTTTCACTTGGTCCAGGTGGTTTTGTAGAACCTGCAACTTGAACATCGCCGGGTTTAGGTTGTGGATTTGTTGCTGATGGTGCAGCACTTGTCACAGGTGCCGCAGGAGGTGGTGCACCATTTTGTGCCACGGCTTGTTGTTGCTGTTGTGGTTGTTGCTGTGAATTTGGATCAGGTGTAGGACCTGCCGCTTGTTGTGTAGGATTTCCACCTTGTTGTGGAGAATTATTTGCGGCTTGTGGTGCAACTTGTGCGACTGGTGGTTGGTCTGCCGCTGGCGGAGGTTGTGTTGCGGCAGCCAAAACTGTTGATGTTTGTGCAGTAACTGCCGCAGATACCGCAGCCAATGCAGCCGCTTGAGCCGCTGCCTGTTGTTGCTGTTGTAATTGTGCTTGTTGAGCAGCATATGCTTTTGCATAACCTGTACACGATGTACTACTCAATGGGTTAAGTGTACATGCATCAGGCATAACAATCAAACTAGCAGTCATATTATAGATAGATGCTCCTGCACCATCTACACCTGCAAGGAAATTAAAAGTACCCATCGTATTGGTGTTAATTGCAGAAGGTGTTAACAGTTGATAACTAGCAGTCTGTGCGCCTTGAGTTGGACCATTTAATTGACGAGTGAAACCACCAACACCGGCAGTTATATTGTTTCCTATTCCAACAGTAACATAGCCTGTTGTTGCAGTCGTTGGTAAATTATATGTGTAACCGTAGTTAATACCGTACAAAGACAATCCAGAACCACTATTGGATAGTGCAGTTGAAATAGCAAAAGAATTGTCTACTGGATTACCAGGAGTTGCAACCGCATTTGGATTTGATACTAAGTTTGCACTTGTAAGTAGACTACTAAAACCAGGACAAGTTGTTGAATATGCTGGATTCGCCGCACAAGGATTTACACCATACAATAGTGAGAAACTATTCACATGAACTCTTGGACCATAATAACCTGCCCAATAGTTTTGGTCTTTACCAGTAAAACTAACGGTCACAGAACCGGCTTCACTAACATCATACTTATTGTTGAATAATTGAGTTCCGTTGTATTGTTGGAAATTACCAGCACCAGTGTCTATTCCATTGTAGTTGTAATTAAAACTTTCCAATGTTTGACCATTAGTGCCTTTTAGGCTGACATTACCTGTTATTGTGCCTCTATTGCCGCCACCATTACTCAACTCATTGTTGATTCCCCAAGAGTAGTTATAACCTTCTAACTGAACACCAGAACCTGCATTTGCTAATGCATGTGAAATTGCAACAGTTTGGCTCACTGTTTGTGGTGTATAACCAAATATGATGTTACCGGTACTTGGATTATAAGCAGGAGTCCAACCACCACTATAACCACCTGCTGAACCTGTAACAGTATTGTTCCAGGGAAGTCCTCCACCTAAGTTGAGAATGTTCCCTGTACTGTTTAATGGTTCACCGGAAGTTACATTAACATTCTGTGCATTAGTGGCTAAAGATGCGGTAAGTAATAAAACCCAGCAAACTACCGATGCCAATATTTTTGTAATAGTCATTGTCTTTTACCACTTCTTCCATTTTAGGTAATTTATCTTCGTTTTCTTCCCATGCTTGTTTAGCGGCTTCACCGATTTTACCTTCATAAGGGCAAGGCGTACCTGCTGCCATCATAGCGTCAAATACACGGCGGTCTTGACACATTGTAGCAACAGCAGCAACTTTCATACCCATATCATAAAGTGTTTTGGATAGTTTCAAACGTTCGCAATTTAAGTCACGGTTTGTACCACCATTACTTACACCAAAGATTTGTGTTTGAACTGCACTAGAAGTACCTGTTGTACATAGGTCAGCATTACCACCACTCATCATAGCAGGACTTGCTGCTGTTGGTGGAGGTTGAATAACTTTCTGTGTAATATTGCTATTGTTGTTATTGTTGTTAGTCAATGTACCACTTTGGATGTTTTGATTGACGTTATTGTTTGAACTTGTGCTTTGGTTAACGTTGTTATTGTTATTTGTGGCAGTAGAAGTTGAAACATTATTGTTATTGTTAGTCATGCTACCACTTTGAATGTTTTGGTTAACATTGTTACTGGTGCTTGTATTAGTATTAACATTGGTGTTGGCATTGGTGTTGGTGCTGACACTATTGTTAGTATTTGTACTGTTAACGGTACTAGCATTGACATTATTGTTATTGTATGTCATAGTGCCACTATTCACATTGTTATTTGTATTAACATTAGTGTTTGTAGCAGTGCTGGTAGATGAATTAACATTGTTATTGTTATAATTCATGGTGCCAGAATTGACGTTATTGTTAGTATTAACGTTTGTATTTGTGGCGGTACTTGTACTAGCATTGTTATTGTTGTATGTCATTGTACCAGAATTTACGTTATTGTTGGTATTGACATTTGTGCTAGAACTTGTTGAAGCATTAACGTTGTTATTGTTGTAGTTCATTGTACCAGTGTTCACATTGTTATTTGTATTCACATTGGTTGCAGAACTTGTTGACGCATTAACATTGTTGTTATTGTAGGTCATGGTACCAGTGTTAACATTGTTGTTTGTGTTAACATTGGTGTTGCTTGAACTACTTGTGGTAGCATTGTTATTGTTGTATGTCATAGTACCACTATTGATATTGTTATTTGTATTAACGTTAGTGTTACTATTGGTTGAACTGCTGGTACTAGCATTGTTATTGTTATAAGTCATTGTACCGGTATTAACGTTATTGTTTGTATTAACGTTTGTTGCGGAACTTGTTGAACTTGACGTATTAACATTGTTGTTATTGTATGTCATTGTACCGGAGTTGACGTTATTATTGTTATAAGTCATTGTGCCGGTATTGACATTGTTGTTGTTATTAGTTACAGTACCACTTTGAATGTTATTGTTAGTGTTCACAGCGGTTGCGGTAGATGTTGAAACGCTGTTATTGTTATTTGTACTGGTACTGTTTACTGTACTGGTGCTAGTAGCATTGCTGGTACTAACATTGTTGTTGTTACTATTGACAGTGCTGAGACTGTTTGATGTACTATTTGTGTCAACCAGAGAACTAGAACTGTATGCACCACCAGTTAAACTAGAAGATTGGTTGATTAGTGTTGGATCGGATTGGGCGATAGAGACAATACTTAGTGCTGATAGTATGCCGGCCGCAAGGAGTTTTCTAAAATTCATTTCATTTCCTTCGTTATTTTTATAGAATAATGGCAAAAATGACACAAGTAGTTGCCTACTCAACTGAATTCATATATAATCGCATATCCTATTATTTATAACGAAAAGGTTTGTCATGGAAATTATTGTTTTGAAACTTATCACTGGCGAAGATGTTCTTGGAGAAGTCCAAACTGAGTCTGAAACCGAGTATGTGATTGAAAATCCCGTAGGTATCGCCGTAGTCCGTGGTCAAAACGGACAACCAAACGTTGGATTTGCTCCGTTTCCAATCCATGCGCCACAAACTAAAGGTGACACAATTACACTTGCCAAAAAGAACGTGGTGTATCATTATGTACCTGCTGAAGACTTTATTGAAAACTACAAGCAAGTTTTCGGTGTCGGCATCGTTCTTCCTAACAAACAATTGATTGTCTAATGAATTTTTATACTAATGTACAATGCTTCGGTAATGCGATCCTTTACCGAGGCGTTATGGATGGTAAACGTGTGAAACAACGCATTGATTACCAGCCATCTCTATACATCCAACACAAAAACGGTAAACTTAAATCCCTAGATGGCACTCCGCTTCTGCAAAAGAAGTTTGATGACATCAAAGAAGCAAGAGAATATATCAAGCGTTTTGATGGTGTATCTGGTGGTCCTAAAGTCTATGGTAACACCAGATATGAGTATGCATTCATTGGTGAACAACATTCAGGTATGGTTGAGTGGGACCAAGACCACATTCGCATCGGTGTAATTGATATTGAGGTTGGTTCAGAAAATGGTTTCCCCGATCCATATCTGGCCAACGAACCAATCACTGCAATCTGTTTGAAATATTTAAATGGTATGACACTCGTCTTTGGATGCGGTGATTACCAAGTTCAAGGTGAAGAAATCTATATCAAATGTAAAGATGAATGGACTCTTTGCAAGAAATTCATTCAACATTGGGTCAATGATACACCAGATGTTCTGACTGGCTGGAACACCAAGTTCTTTGATATTCCGTATCTGATTAATCGTTTTCGTAAAATTCTCGGTGAAGATGATGCCAAGTTGTTATCTCCGTGGAAATACATCGGTGAACGAAACACAATCATCAATGGTCGTTCCATGATTGCATATGATATCATGGGTGTTGCATCACTTGACTACATTGAACTATACAAGTGGTATGCTCCTGACGGTAAATCTCAGGAGTCTTATCGTTTGGATGCTATTGCTAATGCTGAAATCGGCGAAAACAAATTGTCCTATGATGAATATGACAACTTACATGCTTTGTATCGTTTGAACTTCCAAAAGTTTATTGAATACAACATCAAAGACGTTGAGTTGATTATCAAACTGGAAGACAAGTTAAAGTTGATTGAATTGGCTCTGACCCTTGCATATGATACCAAATGTAACTATGAAGATGTGTTTGCACAAACTCGTATGTGGGATGCATTGACATACAACCGTCTTATGCAAGATAACATCGTTGTTCCTCCACGGGAAGTTCAAGACAAGGATTCCGCATTTGAAGGTGCTTATGTTAAAGACCCACAAGTTGGTCTACATGAATGGGTTGCATCGTTTGACTTGAACAGTTTGTATCCTCACTTGATGATGCAATACAATATCAGTCCTGAAACATTGATTGAACCAGAAGACTACACGGATGAAATGCGTGAGATTCTATCACAAGGTGTAACCGTTGATAAATTGCTTACTAAGTCAATTAACCTATCAAATATTGGCGATAAGGCCACCATGACACCCAATGGTCAATTCTTCCGTACAGACTTCCAAGGTTTCTTGCCTAAGATGATGGCTGAAATGTATGAAGACCGCAAGAAGTTCAAGAAGATGATGTTGGCCGCAAAGCAGGAGTATGAGAATGAAAAAGACGTTACTAAGAAGTATGATATTGAAAAGCGAATCGCTAGATTTAATAATCTGCAACTGGCTAAAAAAGTGTCCCTTAACAGTGCTTATGGTGCTTTGGGCAGTCAGTACTTCCGTTTTTATGATTTGCGTATGGCGCTTGGGGTTACTTCTGCTGGGAAATTGAGTATTCGTTGGATTGAAAACAAACTAAATGAGTACATGAACAAGATTCTAAAGACTTCTGATGTGGATTATGTGATTGCGTCTGACACAGATTCTATCTATATGAAACTTGGACCTCTGGTGAATAGTGTTTATGGTGCAGACGGTACTGTTGGACTTCCAAAGTCAAAAGTGATTGATTTCATGGACCGTGTTTGTGAACAGAAGATTCAACCGTTTATTGACAAGTCATATCAAGAATTGGCCACTTATGTAAATGCATATGCACAAAAGATGCAAATGAAACGTGAGTGTTTGGCCGATAAAGGTATCTGGACTGCAAAGAAACGATACATCATGAACGTGTATGACAATGAAGGTGTTCGTTACAATGAACCTGACCTGAAAGTCATGGGTCTTGAAATGATTAAGTCTTCTACTCCTGCGGCAGTTCGTACAAAGATGAAAGAATCTATCAATATCATGATTGCCGGATCGGAAAATGATATGCACAAGTTCATTCAAGAGTTCCGTGAAGAATTCAAGAATCTACCTGTTGAAGAAGTATCTTTCCCGCGTGGCATTAATGGTCTTTCAAAATACGCCGATGCGGTAACACTATATAAAATGGGTACACCAATCCATGTGAAAGGTGCAATCATTTACAATCACAATCTGGAAAAGATGGGTCTGACAAAAAAGTATCCCAAGATTCAAGAGGGTGAGAAGATTAAGTTTTCCTATCTGAAGAAACCTAATCCTTTCAAAGATACCGTTATTTCTTACCCATCACGATTGCCAAAAGAATTTGACATTTCCAAATTTATTGATTATGATACACAATTCGACAAGACTTTTATTGAACCAATTAAAGTGATTTTAGATTGCATTGGTTGGTCCACCGAAAAGCAAAGCACACT